CAGGATGAGACTTCGTAGGTGCAGGACAAACATCGGGTGGATCAGTAGGCCCTGCTAATACTGGAACTGGTGGAGGCGGATGTTGTTGTACATCTAATCAGAATGGACAAACTCGTAATCAGAATGGAGCCCCGGGCGGATCAGGAATTGTTATTATTTGGTACAAAATATAAGTAAATTAGATATGGAAAATTTAGAAAACAAGGAGAACGTCATAAGGATTCAAGACATTGAGTTGTCACTCGATCCTGCGTACTCAGCACCCACATTTGAGGCTGTTCGAGGTAAATCCTGGATTCCATTTGTGAACCCTGATGGTGAGCAATATCCAGATATGTTGATAGCTCTATATAACAACTCAGCGCTTCACGGTGCGATCCTGCAGTCAAAGATCGATCAGGTCATTGGTAACGGATTTGTTTGGGACGTAGATGATGCGATGGATGAGCAAACACAGTTGGCAATGTCACAGTTTATGTCTGATATCACTGGTGATGGCGAGGATGCTAATGAGATTGGTAACAAATTCTCAAACGATCTCGAAATCTTTGGTGGAATAGCTGCAATAGTAACTTGGACAAACGATTGGACAAAGATAGCAACTATCGAACACGTTGATTTTTCTAAGATAAGAGCAGAAGCCGTTGATCCATCAACCGGTAAAATTCCAGGTTACTGGTACTCTTGGGACTGGAGCAAACAACGTCAAGACAAGCATTTCTTACCTGCGTTCAGCACAGCTGGTGCGCAAGCAAACAGGGCTGCATATAAGAGAGCTGAACAAGCGTTAAAGGATGGAAACCCTGATGAACTCGAAGTTATGTTGGCAAACCCAACAACCCAGATTTTTTATTACAAACCATATCGTCCAGGTTCATTTTACTATCCACTACCTGATTACGTAGGTGCGATTGCTGCGATTCAGACTGATATTCTTTCAGACCAATATGGAGTGAGTTCATTTGAAAATGGGTTAAACACAAACGTTATCGTAACGATGTTTGGTGTAGCAACTGATGAGCAGAAAAACAAGGAAGCTAAGAAATTCCTTAAGATGCATACAGGAGCAGCAAAAGCAAACAAACCAATCATCGCATTTGCTAAAGATCAGAACGATGCTCTTAAGGTTGATCCAATCTCAAACTCTAAAGAGGACAAACTCTTTATGACAATAAACGAGAACACTCTACAAAAGATCTTAAGTGCGCATAGAATCACTGACCCAGTTTTGGTTGGTATAAAAGCTCCAGGAGAACTTGGAAATTCTGATCTTAGTATAGCGATAGATTTTTGGAACACAACCGTTATACAACCTGAACAACTCGTTTTGACCAAGTTTATGAACAAGGTTATGGAAATAAATGAACTCCCTGAAGTGTTCATTGAACCTCTCGAACTTTACGTGAATCCCGCTGATGCGGCTGAAGAAGAAGCTCCAGTTGAAGAAGATCCAGGTGTTGGAAACGAGGTTGATGATGAAGATGAAGTTACTATGGACAAGATGCGTAAAGGAGCTGTTAAAGGCGACATTAAAAAGAAACACGCTGATGCTACAAAGAAAAAGATCAGTGAATCACTAAAAGCAAGAAACCAAGAAAATAAGCAATAATTATGAATACATTTTTGATATCAGTACAGGACGTAAAGGACAACTCTTATCTCGATAACAACATCGATGATAAGACCATTAAGACTGCTATCCTAAACTGTCAGGAACAAATGATCGAGCCAACAATAGGTTCAGATCTTTATGATAAGTTGATTGCTGGGATTTCTAATGGAAACTTGGCTCTTTCATATCAGAATTTGATAGTTCAAAAACTATGGAAGCCCTTGATTCACGGGACGCTGTATATGGTAGCGAGGAACCTTTTATTTAGGTACACTAACGACTCAATAGTTAGTTCATCTAATGAGAACTCAACAGCAATCTCGGTCACTGATATGTTGACCCTTAAGAATGAAGAAGAAATTAACTTTCAACATCACATTAAGAAACTGAAGTTGTATCTCGATGATAACTCAAGTACGTATCCAGAATATTACACAGTGAGCGCCGATGGATTAGCTGCTCAACGAAACGAAAATGCTATCAACTTTTTTTATGATGGCGAAGATATAGTTTAAGATATGAAAAAATCACTCAACCAAATACTGAAAACTTTTGAGACTTTTGCAACATCTCACGCTCAGGTAGAAACGTTTCGTACAAAGCCGATAACTGAGAACACTGCAAACGATCTCACTTATCCGCTTATGTGGATTGATACACAGTCTATGAATGCGTCGTTTCAAAGTGGACAAGTTGTCATAAGTGCAAATGTTTACTTTCTTGATAGGGTAGAACGAGATTATTCAAACCTCGTTTCGGTTATGAGTTCAAACCTACTGAAATGTGATGATTTTTTAACCTACTACAACGATAACGAATGTGAGTTTGGTTTCAGTTTATCATACACAGGTTCTGCGACCGCTGTGGGCTACCAATTTGACGATATCTGTGCTGGGTATATGGTATCTGTATCAGTACAGGTTCCGATGTCGAGAAATGAATCTATGATCCCTGGATTATAATGGACAACTTAAATACATATGACGCTTTATTACGATATGGTGAGATCACTGTCGCGAGGATGGCAAAGGTTCTTAAAGACACTGAACACCTTAAGAACCAAATCGCTCCAGAGGTTAAGGTCAGTCCTGAAGGGAATATGCAACTTGTCATTAACATCCCTGATTGGGGCATCTTCGTGGATCAAGGACGAAGACCTTGGGGGATTGATGGAAGAGGAACTTCAAGGTCCTCTTGGAATAGGTTCCCACCACCGAGACCCATCGAACAATGGGCTAAATCGAAGGGATTACCACAATTTAGAGATAGCAAGGGACGATACATCTCACACGCTTCTCGTACGTTTCTCATCTCAAGAGCAATCGCAAGGGATGGTATAAAACCAAGACCTTTCAGGTATCTCGTTTCAGAGCACATCGCACAGTTGGATCATATGTTAGGTGAGGGAGCCGCTAAAGACATTGCGATTGCGTTAACTGAGAATTTCAACTCATTACCCAACGCTACTGCGAATATATAAGTTCCCTTCTTTTATATTAATTTAAAAAGATACTGAGTTATGGCGATAGCGATTACTTCACAGCCCGATTATTTACAACCAGTCAAAAGCGTACAAGAATTTACGTTATATGATTCTGCGAACTTCGCTGAAGCTGGATTTTATTACCAATTGGACGTTTCAATTGCGGGCGAAACGAGAACCCTTAAGACACTTAAAGATTCTACAAACAAATCAACCATAGATGTTCAGACAATTTTACAAGCTTTCTTTGAGAGTGAGTTTAGAACTTATGAAGATACATCTACTAATTTATGGATTTCATATCCTGATTTCATACAAGATTACCAAGTAAGAGCGTCTTCTGTTTGGACAACAAGTTCCTCAGTTGGTTCTTGGATAACCGCTAAAAAAGTCTTTAACGGTGTTGATCGTTACAACAACACTTGGGACGCAAGTCTTTATGAATTTAGGACAGATTCATCAGGGCTTTGGTTAACTTCAGATCACAGTGATAGAGACATACATTTAGAAGATAGATCATATCTTTTTGGAATATTTGGAGCAAACGGAAGTGTAGATTCTTCTTTCAATGGAATAACATTTGTTAGGTATCAAAATAATGGTGATACATCAACATACACTTGGCCTCAATCTATCGCATCAGCATCACCAATCCCATTTACGGTTCAAGTCGATCCAAGCATTATAAATTATAGAAATGGATCAGAATTTATAAGTGCTGATACAAACTACTTCACAGTAACAGAGTCTACTGGTCTCTCAGAGACGATAAGGTACAATCTGGTGACTGAAGATTCAAGATATGATAGGTACTATAGAATTCAGTACGTTGACAGCCTGGGTGCGACCTGTGCATTTAACTTCGATCTCGTTCCAGAGAACAACATAGGAATTTCTAAGACAACATACGTAAACGATAGAACTTTACGTACATTTGGTACTAAGGTTAACGATAACTATGTGGCAAGATGTAACTGGATTTGTGATGCAAAGTCTAAAGCGCTTAAGGATTTATGGCACACGCCGAAGGCAGGGTTGGTTAAAGAAACTTATGGAACTGAACCTGACCCAATCATCATAACCGAGACAAGTAAAGCGATTCTAAACAGACACAATGTGGGTCTTATAAACTACACCATCAACTTTACGATGGCTGACGAATATAGCGTACAAGAACAATAATATGAAGAATATTCAACTAAGAATAGGTGACGACCGATTGATTGTTGACACCAATGAGATTGGTACACAATCACTCAACTTTTCAATCAAAGATATTAAGAACTTTGGACAAAGGAATGCGTCTTTTACGAAGCCGATTTCAGTGTTACAAACAAAGAACACTGATGCGATTTTCAAGGCTTTGTTTAACATAAACACAAGTGGAGGTTATGATGCTAAAACGAAGGTCTATGCTGAACTCGTTGAGGATGGATTGATCATTATGAAGGGATCTCTTCAAGTTACTGACATAACTCTTGACACATACGAGGTGATTTTGTTTACGAACAACCTTTCTTTGTTTTCTGCGATAGGTGATAAATTGATCAAGGGAAACCAAGACCCTGCTGATGATATTTCTTGGGCTGGAACACCATATTCACACACTTGGTCTCGTGATTTTATGAGAACCTGGATGAACCTTGATCCATCACACAATGGTGAGGGTTATGTTTATGCTTTCACTGCATACGGACCAAACTTTAAGTGGCCTACATTTCAATTAAGTAACTACTGGTTAAATGCTTATGGGTTTGCTGATGATTACCCAATCTTACCTGCGATTGCTGCTAAACAGATTTTCGATAAGATCTTAGATGATAACGGGTACTCATACACGATGACCGCTGATATGTCTACGCTCTTTAGTGAGATGTAT